CTGTTTCGAGAATTGGTGGCGTTGGAATTCCTGACTTAGGTAAGGTCATCATTGTTAAAAGTGATGATGGCTTTCAAGAAATTTATCAGGAATTCGGTGGCATGGGTAATATTAAAGTTGGCGTTGGTGACACGATAAAAACGGGACAGCGTATTGCGACGCTAGGAAAGCTGGTCGGTACAGGATCTGGTTCTCACGTTCATATCGGTGTTACTAAAGGAAATCCGCTGAAGAAGAACATGCTGTCTACTAGTGGCTGGTACGATGTCACCAAGATGCATGGCAAGAGTTCTGGTGTAGATAAGAGCAAGTCTAAGGACACCGGCGTTGAAAAACTCTTCAAGCAAGAGATTGGCAAGTCAGCGTTGTCCTGGATTTCTAAACGTTTGCACGTCGATGATGACTCAGGATCAGGTGGAACAAGTGCAGCTCCTTCTGGGAGCCATAAACATTGGTTAGAACAGGCTGGCATTCCGGCAAGCCAATTTGCTGCTTACAATTCAATTATTACACCAGAGTCCGGGTGGAATCCAACGGTTCATAACCCACATAGCTCTGCCTACGGCATTCCTCAAGCCTTACCTGGTTCAAAGATGGCATCTGCGGGGTCTGATTGGAAAACCAATCCAATTACTCAACTGAAGTGGATGAAGAGCTACGTTAATGGCCGATACGGAGGCATTGACAAGGCATTAGCATTCAGAAAGGTACACGGTTGGTACGCAAAGGGTGGTCGTCCGAAGGTTGGTGAATGGTCAATTGTTGGTGAGAAGGGGCCAGAACTCTTCAAGCCAGACTCAGCCGGGACCATTTATCCACACGAGAAATCGAAGCAGATTGCAAACCAATCCATTCCTTCAAATTCACGACACAGTAGTAAACCCAAGATTGATTTTCACCCGACGATTAACGTCAATATACATGGTGACGCTGGTGGCAATGTTACAAAACAACAAATTTTGAAGTGGGTCAAGGAAGCGATGGGCGAAAACTTTGAACAGCTACAAGACCTGTTAGGAGGAGCTTAATGGTAAAACCTGTATACAAGCGAACTCGGGATGGGACTTCCGAGTTTTTTGGTGCATATATGCACGAATACGGAAAGAATAAAGTGTCTCAACGAATCGGCATTCACGCTAAGACTGAGGATGATGATTCAGCCTCAGAAGTTACGCAGTATGCGATTGAGAAGGGCGAACCTATCACTGATCATTCGCGGCCAACAAGTAAGACAATTACCCTTTCAATCTTGATTCAAGAAGACACGATGGCTAAGGCTAATAAGGTTTGGTCCAAGTTGAATAAGTGGCGGTTCGATGGCACACAAGTGGTTTTTAAGGGTGCTGTTGTCTACTACAAACACCTTCAAATTGAGGACTTAACCCGTCATGGCGAAAAGTACACTTCGACAATTGAGGCAACAATGAGCCTGAAGTTTGTACATTTTGCTAAGACTTCCCGAATCAAGAAAAAGGGGAAGAAAAACAACGGTAAGAAGAAACGCACCGGTAGCACCAAGTCTGCTCAGACTAAGGGCACTTATCGCAAGACTAAGGCCGGTGATACTTACTGGGGCTTCCATCAGAGATTTGGTACGTCAATTGCAACGTTGCGTAAGTGGAACAAGTACCCGGATCGTAAGATACCAATTGGCGTCCGGGTTAGGGTTAAGTGAGGTGAGTGGTGATGTCACAACGCGACTACATTCCGATAGATGTTGATGATTTACCGGAGATTTTTGAAATTGAATTAGCAGATATCACCTTCAACTTTGGAGTGTCCTACAATGCTGTTGGTGATTTTTTTACGGTCGATTTATACGATGAGGACCTCAACCCAATCATCTTAGGTGAAAAACTAGTGTTGAATCACCGACTATGGGTCTATGTCAATGATGACCGGCTGCCAGCGGTTGACCTTGTGCCGATGGATGAGTCTGGACAAGCTACAGACGTCAATGCTGAGACTTTTGGACGGACAGTGTTCTTGATGATCGATGATATTGACCCAACAGATGATCTTAGTAGCGATGACTATGTTGGAATTGGCGAAGATGGGGGTGATGATGATGGCAGCTAAGTATCAAGTGGATCGGCGAGTCAAGTTGGTGCTGGATACAGGTAAGGAAAAAGTGACACTTGAAAATCTCAACCGGCTGAATCATTTACTAGAGATTCAGTTTAGTGTGCCATTTTCTAGCGAGCCCACACCAGATGTTGCGACAGTGACCATCATGAACTTGTCTAAGAAGACACGCGCTCTTTTTAAAAAAGGAGAGCACGTCACACTTTACGCAGGATATAAAGGTGATGTTGGAGTTCTGGCGGAGGGTAACATCAACAAAATTCCGCCTCTGCTATGGTCCGGTGTTGACTCGCAGTTCAGCTTTACCTTCATCCAGGGCGCCGACTACTCAAAAAAGAAAGATGTTTCAATCACCTTTAAGAGACAATCGGATGCTGAACAAGTTATCAAGACGATTGCCAAAAAGTCAGGTATTCCGTTGAAATCCATCAAGCTGCAAATTCCGAAGAAATTTAAAAAGGGCTATACAGCTGATGGTCAGCCGTTAGAACTGATTGAATCTATCGCTAAGAAGTGTGGGTCGGTACTGCGAATCGTGCGTGGAAAATACTGCGTGGTCTATGACACCAGTGCCAGTGATCTGCAGAAAATCGTGCGAACACGGCGCGCGGCAGTTCGGTCGGCTCATACCCACTACACCAATAAGGTGCGCCAGCAAGGGACGGCCGCCAAGTATCGGTCGTCGACGACGGCGACCATCTCAAAGGATCGTGCTCAGTACAAGAAGAATTTAACTGCCGCGCAGGGACGTTTGGATAAAGCCAAGACCAAGAGCGGTAAGGCCGCAGCCAAAAAGTCCGTAGCTCATTGGCAACAACGCATCAGTGAGGTTGGCGGATTGAAGTCCCACAAGAACGCGGTAGCTTCCTATGCCAAGCGGACCCAGGAAGTTAAAGATGCAAAGGACGATTGGGAAAATGCACAGAAGCTTTTGAATAAAGCGGAGAAGGCCTTACGGAAGGCTGGTGGGGCTAAGAAGAATAGTACGGCCACCAAGCCAGCCGAATTCTTGCTGTCGAACACAACTGGACTGACTGAGGAACCAAGCTACAGCGAAGATGACGATGGTGAATCATGGAGCTTTAGTTGCCTGCTGCAGCATCGCATTACGACAGACGCCGTAATCAAAGTTAAGAGCCGGAATTTGAATCGAACGATGGTCGTCGATAATGGGGAACACGCTTACGACGGTTCCTCATTTTTGACTACGGGGGTGCTTAAGTAATGGCAAACAAGCGACAGGATTTGAAGTTTTTCCGATTCTTTGCCCGGAAGGTCAAGCGTGAGACACACGTCCATCTACTTTGTCGAGTGGTTTCAGTCGAGTCAGATCATACCTGCACCGTTCAACCACAAGACCTTGCGTCTGATGGCGATAAGCGAGGGATGATTCTGAGTGTACGAATTCCTAAACATGCTCGAGACGATGTCAAAAAGGATGTCAGCGTTAGTGTGGGCTTCTTTGATCGCGACGTTTCAGAAGCAGATGTAGGCGATACAGGGGATATTTCAAATGCGTCAGACCGTTTGCATAGCTTGAATGACGCATTTATCGAGGCGGTGTTTTAATGGCTGACTTACGGGATATGAAACAGAACGCGAGCGGTGACTTAGTGATTAACGATGGGAAAATGGAAACAGTTAGTGGTCAGGAAGAACTGGCTCAGTGCATTCGTACCATTATTAGCAATCAACTTGGCGATGCACCGCTGGCCCCAGAATTGGGGATGGATTATGAGAACCTGCTAGGTGAGGACTTTAACGAGGCGTTTGCGCAAAGCGATTTTGAAGATGCCATCTTGGATCAGGAGCCACGGGTAGTGGCCATCACTGATACTGAATTTAGTTTGGACCGTAAAACGCGGATTCTGTCAATAACATTGACGATGACTGTAGATATGAACCAAACCGAAAATGAGGATAATTACGAAGAAATTGAGCAGGAGGTGACACTAGATGGCGGATACTAGTACTGAGTATGGGGCGACCGAACATGGCTATATCGCAGAACCCGAAGATGCAATTTTAATTGATCTCTTTGAGCTGGCTGGTAGCCTGATGGGAGCCAACATTGATACCTCTGAGAAGTCAGTTCTAGGTAGCTTCATTCGTATCGTAGCTCACCGTATGGCAATTTATGAGCAGACCATCGGTAAGGTCTGGGATTCCTGGTTTTACGATACTGCCACGGGAGTTAACCTGGATAAGGTTGTCGCACTGCTGGGGCTGACACGAAACAAATCCCAACCAGCTTATGTAACGCTTAACTTCACCGGGAAACCAGATACCGTAATTGACCCGGACGAAATGTTTGAGACTGAGGACGGCCAAATTTTCATGCTCGAGGACACGTTAATCTTGGACGCTGATGGTAACGGGTCTGGAACCGCAGTATCGATGGACGAGTCCGCCGATGCTAACGTAGCAGCGGAAACTATTACTAAGCAGACAATGCCGGTCGAAGATATCACATCCGTGACAAACCCGATTGCGGCGACTGGTGGCATGGTGACTGAAGATGATGAGGCCTTTCGTAAACGCGTAGAAATTTTTGAGAAATCATTGTCTGGAGCCACTCAAGACGGGATTAAATCGTCTGTAGCAAACGTAGCTGGTGTGGACCAAGTAGAGGTCAACGTCAACGACACCAATGAAACTGATGCTAATGATGATCCGCCTAAGTCTATTCACGTCTATGCCGCAGGGGGAATCGATGGGGACGTCGCACAAGCAATCAGTGACGTGCTAGCGGGAGGTACCCAAACAGTGGGTTCTACAGTATGCCGAATTCTTGACCGAGGCGGACACCCGCAG